CAGCAGATGGAATGAAAACATTGGTCACTGATTTAATGGAAGTTCCTGATGTGGGTCTTGCTTTAAATAATGAAGGATTAAATACTGTTTCAAGAGGAGCACGTTTAGGCTGTTTATTCATGCGTTCTTGTCCACAAGGTGGAGGAAAAACTCGTATGGCAACAGGAGATGCATGTAAAATAGCGGTTCCTTATTATTATGATACCGAGAGTAAAAGTTTTGTATATACTGGAAACTGTGAACCCACAACTATCTTTAGTACAGAGATGCCGGTAGATGAAATTCAAACTTTAATTATAGCTGCGGTAAGCAAAGTTAATGAGGAACATATTCTTTATGGTATATATGAAGAAGATGAATGGACTAGAGTACAGCAAGCTATTGAGTATATTGAAGCGTCACCTTTATATATAGTACATATTCCGGATTTCTCTATTGAAGATATTAAGAATCAAATAAAAAAATATAACAGAGAATTTTCCGTAAGATACTTCTTCTTTGATTATATTCATACCTCATTAAGACTTATGACAGAAGTAAATGGCAGGTCTGGAATGGGATTAAAGGAGCATCAGTTGTTATTGGTTTTTGCAACAGAATTAAAGACCATAGCACAGCAACTAGACGTATTCATTTTTACAGCAAGCCAGTTGAATGGTGAAGCACAGAATGCACAGTATAAAGACCAAAATTTATTAGCCGGTAGTAAGGCATTAGCTAATAAATTAGACATGGGTATTATATCAATGGCTCCAACAAAAGCTGAATTAAAAAGAATTGAACCAGTGCTACATAAGATGATAGGGGTTCCTGTACCTAATATGTGTCATTGGGTATATAAAGTAAGACGAGGAAGAATTACACGAATTGTTATATGGACTAGAGCAGATTTAGGAACTATGGATGAGGAAGCTTTATTTGTTACAGATTATGATTTTAAACTTATTGATATTGATTTTACTAAGATTGAACAAGTTGAAGAAAAAATTAAAGAACATTCTGTACTTATATCTCAAGTTCCAGAAGCTCCGGTTGAGGAAGAAGACGAAGAAGTTGTTGAAAGACGTTTTGATTGGTAGTGAGGTGAGACTGTTATGTATTTAGATAAAGACGCAATTTTAGACAGTCTCACCAAAGACGATATAACAAAAATAGTAATGTCTCTTGGGTCAGCAGAACCAAAAGAGGAAAGCAATGGAGATTTAAGATTTCAAACCATTTGTCATAATCAACCTGACCCTAATAATTCATATAAATTATATTATTATCATGAGCCAAGGGGAGAACATAAAGGAAAAGTATTTCATTGTTATTCTGGTTGTAATGAAAATTTTGGTGTTATTGAATTAGTTATTAGAGCAAAGCGTATACAAGGAAGTACATTTACATGGTACAAGTCTTTGAGATACATAGCGCAGATAACCGGTAAACTTATTACATCTTCAACAGAAGAAATCGAACAGAAGTCACAGCGTATTGATGATTTTACATGGATTAATCGGTTAAAGAATATAAAGAAGAAACAAAAAGCAGCACCTACATTGACTGAAATAAATGAGAATATATTAGATATCTTTGTGTATTACCCCTATCAACCTTGGACAGAAGATTATATAACAGCAGAAGCAATGTCTCGTTTTGAAATAGGTTATTATGGATATCAGCATAGTCTTACAATTCCACACAGAGATATTAATGGCAGATTGATTGGTATTCGCCAGAGATTATTGGATGAATGGGAAATTGAGAATATAGGAAAGTATGTACCTATTCAGATAGAGGGGAAGTTTTTGGCTCATTCTCTTGGTAATAATCTGTATGGATTACATATTGTTAAAGATAAAGTACAGCGTTGTAAAAAAATAATGCTTGTAGAATCTGAAAAAGGAGCTATGCAATCGTACTCATATTTTGGAGAAGATTCTTTTACAGTAAGTGTTTGTGGAAGTAACTTAACTCGAAATCAGATTAAATTAATTTTAAATCTTGGTGTAGAAGAAGTAATGATAGCTTTTGATAGAATGTATCATGATGCACAAAGTTTTGAAGCGGAGTTATATTTAAGAAAATTAATAAAGTTAGTTGCTCCAATTGTACCATTTGTTAGAGTTTATTTAGTTTTAGATAATAAAGATAGAATAGAATATAAACAAGCCCCAACAGATTATGGTAAGGAAATACTTGTTGAATTAATGAAAGAAAAAACACTAATAACCATGGATATGGTTCGAGAAATTTTAGAAGAAAGTAAAGGAGAAAAGAATGAAACCTAATTATGTAATTATTACAAAGGGTTTTTTTAAAGGAATCGCAGGAGAAATTTTATCTATGGAATTTTCTCTTTTTGAAGAAGCGTGGGCTTTAATTCGTGTGTATGACATAACAGAATATTCTTATGATTATAAAGAAATCAAGATTCCTTGTAAATATTTACAACCGATAACAGAAGAACAGCACAGAAGTTTTTTATTAAAAAGGAGAGAAGAAATGCAAATTAACTGTAAAGATATCTTTAGTACAATGCTTGTGGCAAACAACAATTTTAATCCATCTACGATTAAGAACGTGATTTTTAATGATCCAGCAACAATTGTTTTATGGACAGATGGAACAAAAACAATTGTAAAATGTCAGAAAGGTGATATGTTTAACAAAGAAACTGGTTTAGCCATGGCAATTATTAAAAAGTGCATGGGTAATAAGGGTAATTACAATGATGTGTTTGAAAAGTGGATTAAAGATGAAGAGGGTAAATAAATAAAAACTTTTAATCCTTTAAATGTAAGTAGCAAATTTGCAATATGTGGGTTGCCCATTCGAGTAGATACTTATAAAACATGTTCTTTTGGATGCCATTATTGCTTTTCTAATAGTAGAAAAATAATGGAATTTGAAAAAACCTTACAAGTTGGAAATATTAATACAGTAAGAAGAAAGTTAGATAATATCTTTAATAAAAATAAGATTAATAAAACAAATTTTTTAGATGTATTAATAGCTAATGGTTATACTTGGCATTGCGGAGGAATGAGTGACCCATTTCAACCAATAGAGCAAACTTATCATATCACTAAAGAATTGATAAATGCTACAAATGAGTACGGGGTACATATTTTATTTAGCACAAAATCTGATACTATTTATGACTGTGATATTAGACCAGATTTACACACATTTCAGCTATCTGTAACAAACATAGATAACAGAAAAGATATTGAACCAAACGTTCCTGATATTCAACAAAGATACTTATTATATAAAGAACTGAAAGAAAAGGGTTTTAAAGTTGGTATTAGGATACAACCATTTATTCCTGGTATTACTAGGACAGATATAGTTGATATGTTTGAAGATGCAGATAATATTACCATTGAAGGTTTAAAATTAGTTCCACAAAATAAAAAGCATAAAGAATATCTATTAGAATTAACTGGATTGAATACATCTGATTTTACTCAAATGGGACTACTTAATTTAAAACCAGAAACAAGAAAAGAATTATACAAACCTTTTATTACTAAACTTGAAGAAAAGGGTATTAATTATAGTATTGCAGATAATGATATGCATCATATTGGAACTAATAAATGTTGTTGTGGAGATGCATTAATTAATAAAAGTACAGATTTTAATAATACAGCAATGATTTATAAATATGGAGTAGATTATACTTTAGAAAATATTGCTGAGGAACTGAATGATTCTTGTGTAGGGTGTTGTAAATGCAATCATCTTTTTACATCAAATAGACAAGAAGGATGTATATCTGTTCAAGACTTTTACGAAAAACGTTTTGATAGAAAAAGTTCGCCATTTAGTCCATTATTTTTACATAAGGAGTAAACATGACAGCAAGAGAACGTATAGAAAATGAAGGTTATGAAGATGTTATAACATTTGATAATCCGTCATATGACAATGCTTTTATAGGAGTTACTACCAATAATGTAGCTGTATACGATTTTGATAAAATGGTAGAATGGCTAGTACAAAAAGAAGACATGTCTTATGATGAAGCTGTAGAATTTATTTGTTATAATGATAGTTTTTATTACGGGGAAGGGTACCCAATTATTATTTATAGCTTAACAGAACAAAATTAAAATATAACTTGACTAAAGTAGTAAAATATGATAAAGTAAAGGAGAACTAAAATTGAACGAAGAATTATTTAAAGATTTAGTCCGTCCTGTTACTGAAGAGGACAGGGAGAAATTACCTGTCTTTTCTTATAGCAAGATAGACACATATAGAAACTGCCCTTATCAGTATGATTTGAAATATAATCAAAAGAAGTTTACTGATGATACAACTATTGCATTGGAATTGGGTAGTTTGTTGCATTATGTATTAGAGCAGAAGGGTAAAATGTTGATATCCGGTCAAGCTGTTGATTATGACAAATTAAATGAAATTATACAAAATGGAACACATGAGACAGATGAAAAAACCAAAGAACAATTACTTGGAATTATAGAGTTAAAAAAGAAATATTGGGAAACATGGAGTGTGCCGGATAGTGAGGGTCGTACCTATGACCAAAAATTAGAACTGTTTGATAAGGTTTTACATATAGAAATGCAAGAAAATGATGGTTGGGTTCCTTATTTATTTGAACATCCTTTTGAATTTGTTTGGAACAATAGAGTAATAATCAAAGGATTCATTGACAAAATTGATAAAAAAGAAGAAGGATATCGTACTTGTGATTATAAAACAAGTAAAAAAACCTATGATACAAATAAGTTAGCCACATCTTTACAGTTTGGAATTTATGCTTTAGGAATTTTAAATGAGTTTGGGAAATTGCCAGAAGAAAGCATGTATAGATTTATTTTACTTGATGATAAACAATATGCCCTTACAAAAGGATGGGAAAAGCGTCTTATAAAAGCATTAGATGGTATCTTTGACAAGATTGATTCTGATAATGCAAGTGGTATATGGACTCCTAAACCAACCCCGTTATGTCATTGGTGCAATTTCTGTACTCATAATCCTGATGCAACAGAATATAAACACGATTGTGAGTATTATTCATTATGGGAGCCTAATAATAAGACATTTGCAGTAAATAAAGTTTTTGAAGAAAATGCTTCAAACAGCACTAAATTAAAAGAGGATACAACGAAGAGGAAGTTGATTTTTTAAACGAGGAGAAATAAATGACACAAGAGCAATATAAATTAGTAGAACCAATTTTAGATACAATTGAAAACGAAGATATGCGAGAATTGTGTATAGCAGTTCTTAATGATTTTCCTGAATATATATGGGAAGTACCAGCTAGTTCATCAGGAAAATACCATCCGGCCACTGATCTGGGACAAGGCGGTTTAATGCGTCATCAGATATGTGTCGCTAGAATATGTAATTATATTTTACAGCTTGAACAATATCAGAATCGTATTGATTCAAGACAGAGAGATTGTATGCGAATAGCAGCCATTGCCCACGATGGAAGAAAATCTGGTTTAGAAAATAGTGGACACACTGTACATGAACATCCTGTATTGGCAGGTAATGCAATATGGAATTTAAGAGACAGGTTCCCAAGATTAGAAGAAGAATTAATGCTTATTCGTGATTTAATTTATACTCATTCTGGACAATGGGTTGATAGTAAAAAATCTGAATTAATATTACTTAAACCATCAACTGAGATGCAGGAATTAGTTCATCTTAGTGATTACATTGCAAGCCGTAAAGATATTGAAATGCTTTTTGACGATTGGAAGAAATCTGAGTTACCGGATATTAATGAGTATAAATTGAATTTTGGTAAACATAATGGAATGACATTGCTGGAAGTCAAAGAAGTAGATTTAGGATATATTGAATGGCTTAAAGAGAATTATGGAAGAGAACCTGTTAGGAGCTTG